ACTCGTGTCATTCTTCCAGTCCTTCCCACCATTCCAGTTCTTCAGTCAGTCTTATGATCTCGTCTGTGTCTAGGAGACCTGTCTGAATCAAGGATTTTACCACAGCATAGGGCGTGAGGTCAAGCATCTCTACCAGACTTTCTAGGCCAAAGTCCTCCGCAAGGACATTGATCTTGCTTTCTAGGTCAAACATCAGGCATCAACCTCCATACTCTGTGCGTATCTTGCCAAGTGAGATAAATTCGACAGATGCTGCTCCGTCCTCTGCTCCGTGTAGGTAGACAAGACCAGGCCACCAGAGTTGATTGACGTACCCAGCCCACTGGCTTTCGTAGTCCTGGTATACACCCGCCACGATTCCAGTGAGAGTTTGACCAGAGACAGTGTTGCGTACAGCATAATCAACAGTGTGGCTATGAGCAACAACACAAGAACTGTGGAGCCTGTCGATGAGAGCAGCAGCATGGTGGACAGAACTGAGAGCCCGGCCCATGACGCCACTGACGACGTAGTGAGCAAAATTAAAGCCCTCGCAGGTAAAAATGCCGGGAGTCTGGCCCTTGTAGTAAGCCACTTCATTATGGTAATCCCTTAGTTGGTAGTTGGCGTAGCTCACCCCGAACCTATCACCAGACAACTGAGGCTCAGACTCAAGAACACGCTTCAATCTGTTCTCATGGTTGCCCTCCAAGAAGACGCTGTAGGGCTTCTTACGCTTGGCCTTACGGATAGGGTGCCACATACGATCGAGGAAGTCCAGGCCTGCGTTGATGTCCTTCTCGTAGGAGTTGCCATGGAAGGAGGCCTTGCCCTTATCGTAGCTGCTCAGAGAGGGCATATCAAAGGTGTCTCCCATATTCACTACAACATCGGGCTTACGGTCCAGGATAAACTTACCGAGCCAGTCTGCCCTGTCATTGTTGAAGGATGGATGGGCGTGTGGATCGGGTACAACGAGAATATCAGATGTCAAATTCAGTCTCCTCTAAGTCAATTTCGTAGGGCTCCACTGTGGACTGGCAATGAGTCTGAATTTTGTAGGCCTCGCTAAGGTCGTCAAAGACCAAGATAAAGTTGCGGTAGACCTCGCCGTCTATTTCGGCCACACAGAGGAGAGAGTGAAGACCTTCGTCGTCAAGTTCTTCGTCCGGTACTAGTTGGGCTGAGTGTATTCTACAGATCATCTTCGGGCACCTCTCCAGACAGGGCGTCTGAGGCTCCTGCCAAGTAAACACTTTCCAAGAGTCTAAGCAGCTTGTCGTTGTCGGGGGCGTAGCCGAGGGCGCGTATCTGAAGCCAAAAGGTCTCAGCTATCTCTGATTGGACGTTATTCATTTAACCACTCCTTGGGCACTAGTCTATCAGCGTAGAGAAATCCGTTCTTCTTACACCACATAGCATAAGTTGTGGTGGACCCCTTTAGTATCTTATTACTAGAGTTAGAGAACACGAAGCGGATGTCAAGGTCGGGGTGCTGATCTTTAATGGCTAGGTGCTTCTTTCTGTCGCTTGCCTTGAACCTTCCTTTTCCCTCGATGATAATCCCGTTAGGCAGTACAAAGTCTGGGGTGTAGACCTTGTGTTCTGTCAGGGTCCACTTGACCTTGGTCCTCTCGTAGGTGTAGTCCACATTAGCCTTAGTCAGTTGCTCCGCTATGTTCATCTCAAGACCGGACCGAAACCCAGCCTCAAGAGCTTTCTTGCTGTAGCTGTTACGATTCATTAGGTCCCTCATCTGTCGTCTTAGGGGGTTCCCAGAACTGCCCAGGGTACCTACGAAGCCAGAGCAGCCTAGCGTTCTCCAAGACCTTATCAGTGTCCCCTCCGTAGGCATCAAGACAAACCCGGTACATAGCCTCCTCAGACTCACAATCTTCAAGCATACTCTCAGACTTCTTTGGTCCAATGCCATAGAGGCCAATGATATTATCTGCTTTGTCGCCTGTCAGAATCTGCTGGTAGAAGAACTTGAGACCTTCAAACTCAGAGATTTCGGTCCATTTGCGGGAGCCTGGGTTGTAGTTTGACCCAGGTATCTGGAGCATGTCCTTGTCGATGGAGACTACAACACAATCCGGGTAGAGTTCTGTCGCCCTTATGGCGATCATGTCGTCAGCCTCTTCTCCCTCCGAGACTACAGCAGCCCAGTCCTTAATCATGTGGCTACGAACCTCGTACAGATAGTCAGGTTTCTCCTGTTGTCGGTTGCCCTTGTAGGGGAAGCTGACGGCCACTTCATGTCGGAAGTTGGTCTTGCCGGTCAGGAAAAGCTCAAAGTCATCGTCTGTCCAGAAGGGGTCAACCTCCATAAGGGTCTCTTCAAGAAGGCTGTCCACCATCTCAACGGCGTCGTCTTCTGACTCAACATCCTTGGAGAAGCATGACCTGTAGGCGTAGGGGTCCCCGTCAATCAAGATTTTCATACCAAGCCCTGAACTCCTCGTGGGTAGTGTAGAAAGAGATAACGTCGAGAAACGACTGCCGGTCCTCTTCTTCTAGGTCGAGGTCCTTGAAGTCTTTCTTGAGAACCTCCACGGCTAAGTGGGCAAACCACTCATCCAACTGAAAGCTACTTATGCTAATGTTAATGTTCATTAGTAGTATCTCCTTTGCCTGTAGTAAGGGAGAGGACCTAAGCCCCCTCCCATGAGTGTCTCAAAAGTCAATAGCGTCGTCGAGATCTTCAGCCTCGTACTCAACAAGCTCAAGGACCTGAACAGCAGCGAGACGGATGTTGCCGTTGTAGTTGTCCAGGACGACCCCGACCTTGGACTGTCAACAGGTTAGTGGCATTCTCTCCAATTTTCTCCAATGTCTGTTGACCCCTCCTGAGGGCAGAAGAGTTCGAGAGTCTCCCCCGCCCACACAATGGCGTCACGCTGAATCTTTCCTAGGCGATCAGCCATGTCTCTTGAGCCTGTCACCTCTGTCTGCCACTCATCATGCGGCCAGGTGAGTAGTCTGTAGTCTATGCCTTCGTTGTCTGCGTCCTGCATCCACTTGAGACAGGCGTACTTCATAAGGGTGGACTCACCATTCTGTAGCATACCAGCCAGAATATAGTGCTGCCCAGGGAAACCAACACGGCGACCATCGAGACCCTTGAACCAGCCCCTTTTGGCGACACGAGGGATGATCGTCTTCTTGAGACGGGCCAACCCCTCGATCGACTGAGTGAAGTTCTCTACAGCCTCAGCGGCCTGCTGTGTACTACAGGAAAGGATCTCAGCGACCTTGGCGTTGCCTGCCCCCAACAGGAAGGCGTAGATAAACGTCTTCGCATTGTCTCTAGTGATGTGGTCGAGACCCAAGGCACGTCTGTTGAGGTTGTGGATGTCCGTCTCGTTCTCCTTTGAACCCGACAGGATGGCGGGCACCTTGCCCTTGCGCTGGGCGTCCTTCATATCACGTTCCCAGTCAAGGTGTCCGTCCGTCTTAGCCACAGGCTTCCACCCCGCTTCCCAGAGACGGTCAATACGCTTCTTAGGAGAGCCGGGGGCAAAGGGGATGTAATCATAGCAGACCAGCGTGTCCTCTACCACCTCAGTCTTAGGGTACTTCTCCTGTGCCTGAGCCACGCGGACGTGGGGAAGCCCGTCGGCTTTGAGCTTGTACTGCAGTGTGTTGACGATCTCCAGTTTGGGCGGGAAGTCTCTCTGGAACTCCTCCTCTAGGTGAGCCATGCGGGCATTGATCTCGTTTAGCATAGCCTCGGCGTCCTCCGCCTTGAATAGAAATCCATTCTCTGTAGCCTTCTCCAGGATCTTCTGTATGGTGTGTTCTGTGCGGATCGGCTTGGCCCATGTCTCCATGCCTCCGTTCTCTTTAATCTCTCGGGCCAACTTCTTGTAGACCTTGACCGTCACATCAACATCGTTCTTGCAGTAGTCAATCATCTCCTCTGTTAGACCACCAGAGAAGTCAGTGAAAGTCCCCTTGTCGAGGAATACACGCTTGCCCCAAGCACCAAGAGAATGGCCGCCCTTCCGATCATACCTAAGTAGACGTGAGATTATCAGGGTGTCTACAACCTTGTCGAAGGGGAGGTGGCCCTCACCAAAGAAACGACAGAGGACCCTCCAGTCGAACCCTACACCGTTGTGCATCACCACCTTGTCTACGGACTCCACTAAATCAAGGTACCTCTGGCGCTCCTCGTCCAGCTTGTCCGGGTGTTTGAATACGTGGTAATCGCCTCCGTTCACGTCACGGGCTACGATGCACCAGATACGGGTGGCGTCGAGGTCGTCTGTTTCAATGTCCAGTGCTATCGTATTCATGCTTTCGTCTCTCCTTATATCTCGTTGTCCAGCGAGACCTCGTGAAGTGTAAAGGATTCCTCGTCGAACTTCAACCAGCCAGCACAGCCAGTAGCGCCAGCGGGGCGGTTCTTGACCAGAAGCAACTCTGTAGTATTACGCTCGTCCTCGTCCTCGTGCATCTTGTCACGCTTCAGACGAACCACAACAGAGGCTCGCTTACCGATCATCCGGCAGTCCCTGATCTGGCCGTCGTCGTTCTCGTGGGCGATCGTCACAATACCTACGTTCAACTCAGAAGCCAGACGTGCCAGCTTAGTGGAAAGCTCAGATAACCATGCCTCTGTAGATAGAACGCTTCTTTGTTTCTTCCATGTGGCAGATAGCGATCGGGACCTCAGGGTAGCTACGAAGCATGGTGTGTTCGAGCTTCCGCATAAACTCCGTTTTCCCGATACCCTCTGGGGCAGAGAACACTGTGAAGTGGCCACGCATGAGGCCGAGGGCTAGGTCGTCGAAACCCTGGATGTAAGTGGGAAGGTAGCTGCTGTCTTCATCCTCGTTGACAATCTTGAGGAACTGCTCTGTGGTATTGAAGACATTCTCGGGGACATACTTCTTGGCGTTGAAGAAAGCCGAGTTGTAGGCGGCGCTAGCCCCAGCCTCTAGAAACTCGTTGGCGTCCTTGTACTTGTCATGGGGAACAACGTAGACCTTGTTCGGAAAGAGGATGCTCAGCTTATTGACAATGCCATTAGACTTACCATCGCTGTCTACAGACATGAGTATCTTGTCGAAGCTCTTTAGGAACTTCATCACTTTCTCGTTCTGCCATAGCTTACGGGACGGAGTTGCACTAGGCAGAGAAACAAAAGGATACTTCGATCCAGTCATCTGGTAGCCAGACATGGCATCAAGCTCACCCTCGGTTACGACTACAACCTTGCTTGAACCGCTGTTGAACTTGTCCATACCGAACAACTCGTCCGACTTGAAGTTGTCTACGAAGAAGTCCTTTGGGTACTTGCGTACCTTGAACCCGCCCGAGGGGTAAGGGTAAGCATGTCCGACAGACTCGGCTGACTGTCGATCGACTACAGACCTAACCCCGTACAGTTTCATGGTAGCAGGCGTGACACCACGGTAGCCTGCCGCAGACACCTCAGTCAGGTTTGTTCCCGTCCGGGTCCACACATTTTGTGTAGTGGTCATCGTGTTCCTTTCTCCGCTGTTCATGTGCGACGTAGGGTAATCCTCATAGGCCCAGTCAAACACCTCCCTACTGGCCTTTGAAGGGTAGCCTGAGTCGCACGAGAAGCACTTGCCTATCATCTTCTCGGTGTTGTAGGTGAAGGCGTCTCTGCTGCCGCAGTCTACAAAAGGGCAGGGTTGTCTAGTCCTCTCCACGTTCGACCTCCTGCGCCAAGCCATCTAGAACTTCTTGTGTTTCCTTCCCACAAGCATGGCAGTATAGTAGCAGCTTCAACCCAAGTTCTGCCACAGCAACGGCAGACTCCTCGTCTAAATCAAACCCGTAAGTTGCGCCACCATCCTCATGTTCTTTAACGTATGATACTTCAATCGGCATCTTGTCACTCCTCGTTGATACAGAACTCACAGAAGTCCATTGCAGCCGCGTTGCCGCAGGAGACACAAACCTTGTCATAATCCA